ATAAAGTCTTGTAAAGCGCCACTCAAACTTCTGTTCGTGAATACGTACTCCGCTTTCGAGTACGCCACACCGTCGGGGATTTCCCATGTGATTGTGCCATAACCGAGAAAAACTTTTTCGTCAACATTTATATCACCGGTCGGAAATGCTAAATAGTATTTGTCGGGTTCGTCCGAGAATTCTAATGGTTTTGGCTCATTTACATTTAATATTTCTGCCAATTTTCTTCTTTTTTCGATTAAGTCATGTCTCAAAACAAAGCCCATTTCGATTTTTGAAAGAAAGGATTCGGTGCCTAAAAAAATAACACCCTTTTTTCCTTTCCTCGTTTCGGTACGGGAGTTTCGGCTTGTTCTGACACCACGATTAAGCGATGAGACTCTTAGATACTGGGTAATATCATGACCGTCAAACGTAACTGTCAATGTCATTTGCTTTTCCTCCCGTATTTCAAAATATTTTCGCGTTCATTGATTTTGTCTAGTTCGATACGTAAAGGCCCTGCTATTTCTTTGGAAACGGTTTTTCCGTCCAGTTCAGATGTTATATAAATCTCCAATACGGTTCCTGTTTGAGATAATGACTCTTCTTTAGGATTAATAGATTTTGCTATCTCCCCTGCATACCCAAAGCCGGCAAAAGGTATCATGGAAAAACTAAATGATGGTTTAAATCCTCGCAGCCGATTTGTTACTGCAATTTCAGGTTGGATATTACTTAATAAATTATCCGTCAACCCTTGTAGGCTCTTTATTGCTGATTTTTCATTTTTCTCAATACCTACGCCGATACCGGCTGGAATCCATTTTGCTATGTCTGCCATTACTTTGGACGGAGAATGAATGCCTAATGCATTTTTAAACCCATTTGAAATGCTTTTTCCGATACTTTTTACTTTATCAACAACTGCACTTGCCATGGAACCAATACCATTTATTAGACCTTGAATGATGTTTTTTCCAATTTGTGTCAAGTCAATCCCTTTTAAAAACGAAACAGCTTCGTTCCAAATGTTTACAATTGACGATTTGACGTTGTGCATTAGATTACGTACATTAGACGCCATGTTAGAAAAATGCTGCGTAACCCCCGACCAAATATTACGAGCCGCGCCAATCACCGCCTCTTTCAAGGCGTTCCAAATGCTGGCACCAAACGTACGCAATTGGCCAAATATATTAGTTGCATCGGTAAACAGATTTTTAAAGTAGCCGATTACCTTGCCGACCATTTCAGTAGCGGTTGTGCTGACGTTCGATCCAAAATTTTTGAAGAAGTCGACAATTGTCGTCCACATTGACTGCATAAGTCCGGTGCCACTTTTTAGCAAGTTCATGAATATGGTTTTAAGCCCGCCGAAAAATTGCAACGTCATTAACCCGCTGATAAAATCGACGGCACCACCGAGAATCTTTTTAATTCCTTCCCACAATTGCGACCAGTCACCTGTGAAAATACCTGTGAAGACTTGAACTAGACCCATGATGACATCCAGCGCTCCACTAATAATATCCTTGATCGCCGTCCAAACGGTTTCAATGACAAATTGGACCGCCGGCATAACAAACTCAATAACACTTTTTATAAACTCGAAAGCATTTGAAACGGCTTGTTTAATTTGTTCTCCATTTTCCTGCCACCAAGAAACTAAGCCACCCCAAACATCTTGAATAAAACTTACTACATCTTGAACAATGGGCATTACAAAGTCATTAATTGCTTGAAAGGTATTTTCAAATCCACTTTTTACTTCATCCATTGGTGGTAGCCATTCTCTGATTTTGTCAACGATTATTCCGATCCATTCAGCTACAACAGGGATAGCCGCAACAATCCAGTTAAAAACTGTTTGTACACCTACTTTTAAGCCATCAATTATTCCAGCAATGCTACCAGTACCGCCCAAAGCTTCATCAATAGCGCCAATAACATCAGTAACACCTTTTACAACCGCAGTTTTCATGTTTTGCCAAGAAGTAGCAATACCACCACTACTTTCTTTTGCCATGTCTGCAAATCCACCTGTAGCATTGCTTAATTCAACTAGCTTTCCATTAAATTCGTCAAAAGTGATTTCTCCACTTTTCAATGCGCTATATAGGTCATTCTGTGCGGATTTACCAGTAAACCCAAATGCTTCAGCTGTTTTATTCAATGCAATCGGCATGGTCTCTTGAAGCGTGCGCCACGATTCCAAATCAACCGTTCCTGTTGATAACATTTGCACATACTGTTCTAGTCCTCGTTCTGCGTCAGCTGCGCTTGCTCCGGACGCTATAAAAGCATTGTTTAGTGCTAAGGTAGTTTTAGTTGCCCCTTCTAAGTCCCCTGTCATTAGAGCCAATCTTTGGGTTGTTTTCGCCACACTATCAAGTGTTGTTGGTAGCCCTTGAATCCCGTCTGATAATTTGTCGATCGCCTTTTTTGATGATTCTGCGTCAAATCCCATCAATTGCAACACACGAGGGAAGTTGTTCAGGGTGTCATACCTTGATATTGCACCGTCAATAGATTGTTTAACCATATTAATCGCCTTTGAAGCTAATGCTACTAAACCTAGAGACGTGGCAATTTCTTTAATCCCAACGGCTGCCCTTTTCCCTGCGCCAGTGAGTCCGCCGAGTTGTTTGTCTAGATTAGCTACTCCTTTAGCAACAGTACCATCGTCAAGAATAACATCAATTACAACCTTACCATCTGCCATTTACTCACCGCCTTTCTTTAAAGGCACAAAAAAAGAATCCTAAATACGGATTCTTTTCAAAAGTCATATTTTGCTTTTATTTTGTGTTTACTCTGGTATTTCGACTATTACAGTTTCACTATTTTCGGTTTCTGTTGTTGGTGTAAAGGTGATTTCTATTGGTGTCTTTTTATCCGACAGTTCATATGTCAGTTTAACATCTGTATTTCCACCCAAAGCATTTGGGAAAAACACATCATTTCCTCTTTTATTTTCTGGATTCCAAGCGTCGTGAATTTCTTCAAGTTCATTGCCGTCTTGTTTCACTTCGAATATTGTAGCGACAAAAAGCGTCATTTTATCGCCGTAATCATTGGCTTTATTTGTCCAATTTAGTTTGATATCTGCTAACAGTTTCCCTTTTTTTTCGTAAACCTTTACTTGCTTAACATTCACATCAAACTTTTTAAATTTTAATTCTTTGTTAACGTTAATCTCCATGTTTACCGGCTCTTTTTTTGCTTTCTCTTGTACTGTTTTTTCTTTTTGTTCTTCATTGGAAACACTTTTTTCATTGCTTCCACAAGCGACTAAAGATAAACTAACAATAAGCGAAATGGTTAAAAACAACCACTTTTTATACATCCTTTTCCCCTCCACATTATGTATATATTTCAAAAACAATATTAACATAATGTGGGGTGACTATTCCTCTAATTTGTAGATTTCTTTCAATTCTCTTATGTGTTTACGCTGTTTTTCTGTACCTTTTCCGGTTGGCAGTTCCATTGTTCGTATGTTAACAATTTCTTTAAATTTCGTATCTGGTCTTAATCCTTCTAACAGTGCCTTAAACTTTTCCCAGTGTAATTTTCCTTGCATTTCATATAGATCAATTCCATAGTCCTGGTAAAAGGATGCATAAATATAAGGTGCGTCTTGTTTGATAGAATACACCTTTTCCTCTTTTTTTGCAGGCATTGGGTTACCTTCAATGTCTACTGGAATATTTTCCTCTACTTCTTTCCCAATCGTTTCATAGAAAATTTGGTAAAAAATTTCTTCTTTTTTGTGTATAGGATAATCAAGTTCTACACCTAAAAGCATGTATAAACCTGTTTCAATTTGTGTAATGTCGTCTAATTGCTTGTCATTCAACATATCTATTAGTCGTAAAACGTTATCAAACGATAAATCTAATTTATACGTTTTTCCGTCAATTTCCACAGTGTCTGTGAGAGGATAAGCCAAGTCCATGGCCATCACCTATTTCTTTTTGCTTTGTATATATTTCTTTGCTAATTCTTGTTGAGATTTTGAAAACCCCATATTTCGAAGTTCTTCTTCAATTCCACCTGCTAACTGTATAAAATAGTCCATACAAACAATGACAGATGGAGATATTTCATAAATCTTTTCAAAAGAATCTTTTCCAAGCATGACTTCAAAACCACGTTTCAACACTTCTTTAGCTTGTTCTAATGCTTTATCTTCATTATCACTTATAGCAAGGTTTTCTAGTTCTTTTTGTACCTTAATCGCTTCTTCACGGAATTTTTTGATTGATTCGTCAGATACATCAAAACTAAATTCCAAATCTCCAATTTCAACAGGTATTTCCGGTTTTTGCGTTTGAATTTTAATAGCCATAATATCCCTCCTAAAGTATTAAAAAGAGGACTTCGATAAGTCCTCTTATGCTCCAGTTGTTGCTTTTGTAATTGTTGGTTTCTTATCCCATGCGATTGTACATTCAAACGTTGCATATTCTGTTGCTTCTCCACCCGTAACCTTGATTTCAGATACAGTAGCTTTTCCCTCGAGTGTATCTCCATTGGTGCGAACCTGTTTAAACATAATTTTTCGTGCTTCTCCCGTTTCAAATTCAAGAGCAGCGATAAATTTCATGGCTGGATCTTCCTCATCATAAAATCCTTCAAATGTATAGGTTTTCTTCACGCTGATGACATCAGTTTCCGGAGTACCGTCACCATCATAAAACCCTTGGTCCTCTGTTTCCTCTTCGGAATCATCCGTTACAGTGGATACCCATTTAGCCAAGCGAAAATATTCCGGTTCAGTTGTTCCAGTTGGAATTGCCCCTACATAGTATTCAGTAAGTGCGTTCTTTTTACGTGCCATCAATCCTCAACTCCTTGATAAATAGTAATTTTTGCACTGATTGATAAAACATAAATAAAATACCCTTGTTCATCTTGTTCTAATAGGGATGGAAAGGATTTGGTTTCTATCTTTTGAAATTCATAACTTCCGTTGCCACTTGGTATGTCTGGTAGATTCTCAAGCGTCTGATAAATGTAAGTTAAAGCATTAAAACAGTTCATTTGATTCTTGCTTTTAGCATTAATCTGCACTTGGTAATCCTTATCCCTTGTACCATCCATATAGACTGTTTCAGCTCCGCCAGGCATAGCCATAATCGATAGGCTTTCATCAGGGCCAAGCAAACCAATGGATGATCGGGCATAAAGACCGAGGCTATTAATCTTTTGATTAAGTTTTGTCAAAAAATCCAGTTCCATGTCACTTCATCGCTTTCTTAACAAGATTTGTCCACTGCCTACCGTGTATGGCTAACGCTTTTTGATCCCATTTCGGACCTGTTCCGGGTGTCGTGTAATGGGTAAATTGATTATAATATTGCCTTCTAGCATATGGGGCACTCCAAATTATAGATTTTGCATCAAGTGTTATAGATGATTGATTCCGTAAATCTCCCGACTTTCTGGGAGCGTACAAGTTACTATCTGCGTGGACTTGGTTCACTAGAGCATATTGTCCCAACTTAGTCATCTTGTCAACTCGAGACTTTACACCTTTTAAATCTTTCGTAACTTTTACCCTTACCGACATTTTAAATCACTTCCAACTCATAATGGTGCACAGCGTTTTTAGTAGGATAATAGCAAGGCACGACCTTCTGAATTACAAATTCTTTGTCATTAAAAGTTACTTTCGATTGCTCTTTAAAATCAGGGATTGGCGTACTATATTTAGCATCTACAAAGATAACAGCATTTGCCAATACTTTCGTTTGTGTGTTGTCACGACTAAACACTGTTGAATCGTCAAAACGGACATGTTTTATAGTGATTGGTTCTTCAAATTTGTCATTTCCCCAATCATCATTTCGCCCCGTGTAACCTTCGTAAATGATATCATGGATTAGCCAGCGTTTAGGTAATGGTCTAATATTCATTTAAACCACTCCAATCCCACGGTAAAGAAGTCCTGTCTCTTTTAGATAGAAATATACGTCTTTACTAATTAAATCATTCCTTGGCGCACTCTGTGATGATTTTGAGCCTTCTGACAATGTTGTTCTGCCAATCGCCACAGTTGATGGTTCATTCATACCGTATGACGTAGTAGCGCCTGTTTCATGAAAGTATTCCACTTGGGCGGCGACCGCCTTTTTAAACTGCTCTTTACGTATAGGCACATCAGACTCCAAGTCATTTTCACGATAGAAAAAACGAGTAACGCTGTCTAAAACGTCACTCGCTTTTGGTAATAGTTTATTGAACTCTGCTTCTTCCATATCAGCAAAGCCTAGTTGATTATATTCTTCGTAAGTTAAGTAAGGCATAAGCTAACCTCCTAAAAAGAGGAAAGCTTATTCGCCTTCCTCTTTCTTTTTGTTGTCAATACGCTCTAAGAATTTGCCATCCCACTTTTTCAAGTTCTCGATGGCTTCATTGGCACGCTTGACCGTCATTTCAATTTCTTGGTCCTTCTCGTAAATCTCATTGGTTTCAATGTCTCTAAACTTCTTTAATACTTTATAGAGAGCCATCTACTCACCCCGCTGGAACTGGTTCTACGACTTTAATTACAGCCTTTTTGTTAGCTGGTAAAATGAATTCCCCTGCTTTACCTGCACCTTGTAATGCAACGCCATCAAAATCCTCAGATTCGATTGTTCGAGATGTATTAATACCAGTAAACTGTTTACCAACACCAGCAATAGAAGTATAAGCATATTCACCCGTTTGAAATTTAGTTTCTGGAACTTCTTTGATGCGGAAACCTTTGAAAGTGATAATTCCATTTTCGTCAATATTTGCAGATGAACCCTTAGCACTTGTTGTTAATGGATGGTCAACAATAGCATTATATAAAGCTGGTTTCACCCACGCGATTTTTGTTCCAATGGCTTCCATGTTTACATAGGCCGTTGATAAATCATTAAACAACTTTAACACCGCGTCGTTGGATAAGTCAGCTAATTCAAATGTTTGGTCTGCTACCTGAGAAATAAATAAACCGCCATGATTGTCAAACATTTGAATCTTAGCTTGTGCTTGTAAATCCAGTCTGTCTGCAACAGTTGCATCGAAGTCATTGTTCACAGTGTGACGATCAATACCTTCATGGAATGCCCACTCCCATGTATAAGGAACATCGGTGTCCGTATAGATAATTTCTTTACGTGGGCCGAATCGAGACGAATTGCCTGTTCCTGTTCCAAAACCTACGTTAGCGTCTTTATTGTACTCCGTGCCAATAACCACTGGAATATCACTAGTTTTGATTGAGAACGCTGTTTTATTATGAGTAACCCCATCTAATGCTTCAAGCCCACCGCCGAAAAATTCAGCAAAGTAAGCTTGTTTCCGGTATACTGCTTGCAATAATTCTTTAAACTGTTTTTGATAACTGCGTACTGCTTGATTATTATTTTCTCCTGCCATATTGCATTACCTCTTTTCCATTATTTATATTTTGCTAGCTTAGCAGCAAATGGATCATTATCTTTATTTCCTTCTGTTTGATGTTTTCCTGTTGTAAATGTTGGTTTTTGTTCTTGTTGTTGCTGTTGCTCTTCATCAAATAAATAAGGATCACTTTCTTTCAATGCAGATAACTGATCATCAAGATTAAGCAATTTTTCACCATCTAGCTTAATCTTTTCTAAATCAAGAAGAGCCTTTACTGCTTTCGGATTTTTAACTTTTGCACCTGTCAAAGCTTTCTCCAAACTAAAATCAAATGCTTGTTTTTCTAACTTTTGTTGTAATTCTTGAGTAGCCGTTTTATTTTCTTCTTTCAACCGGTTGATTTCTGCTGTTAATTCTTCGTTGTCCTTGACCTTTTTGCCAAGTTCAGCTAATTGGTTATCACGTTCTGTCAATTGCTCTTTTAAGCTGTCTCTTTCAGTCGTGATAGCGTTTAGCTGTTCTTTTGTGCTATTTACCACTTTTCCATGAGCTGCCATAACCTTTTCGATTTGCTCATCGGATAAACCTAATGCTTTTAACTCTTCTCTATTCATCTAACATCTCTCCTTACATTGTTTTTACGTGGTCATGTCCACGATGGGATAGTTATTTAACGCATAACTGCGGATGACTGCATAATAAAAAGACAGTTTAATGACTTATCTAGGTCAAGTAGCTAATATATACTACTAACAGTATGAATTACTTCCTTTTATCCAACAAATTCTGGCATTTTCTCACACCCCTATGAATGATTTCCTCCACGAACGATAACTCGTTCTTTGTCATAGCGACGAATCAATTTATTTTCTCTTACAAACTCTCTTAAAACAGCCTGTCGATTTCTTACAAGTCTTTTATAGCGTTGAATTGTTTCTTCATCGCCGATTTCCTCGGCCAGCATTAATGAACGCTTTGCTTTACGAACCATTCGCTCGTAATAGCGTTGTTTCTGCGACAATTCACGGTTACGAGCCATTGTTGCTTCATCATATTGAGGTTGGTTATTGATGTTTAACTTTTCAACGTATGGGTAAAACATGTGCCTACAGTTAACCCCTCGTAAACCTCCAGGTTCTCCATATCCAAATTCATAAATTGATGGATAACGTGATGTATTTTCTCCTGGTGGTTTGATGGATGCAACCCTTCCCTGAATCGGTGCACATGCTTCCCTCGGGTCAGGATGACTACTAACTAAAACAAGATCCACACCGTAATCTTCCATTCGTGACATTCGTAATTCGTTGTAAGTACGATTGACTGTCGAACGAATGACTGTATCTGCATAGCGTTCTAAGCTCCATACATGCCCACCTTTATCAATGAACGCTGTTTCTATACCCTTATCTGCCCATTTTATGACCGTTTCAGCGATTGCCTTATTAATTGTCGTGGTACCTGCCAAAACCCTACCAGTTGTCTCCTCAACGATTTTGCGGTACATTCTTGTAACAGTGCCCTCACCGTAATTTGTAGTAATTAATGTTTGATTGACAAAGTTATCAATCTCCCGGAAAGTCTGCTGGACATAAGTCGCTAGAATCGTATCAATATGATTCAAGATTGGCAAAGGTTCAAAGGCATATTTCAACTCACTATCTACACTTTCAATTGTTCTGTATCCAACTTCCTCAATTGCTTTGACGATTTCTTTTTCTGCTAATCCAGTAGCTTTGGCCAATGCTTTTATAGTCTCTTGATTAAGCATTCTTAATTCTTGCATTCTTTCAATTTGCCAGTGCAAAATATCATCTTCGCTAATACGTCCACCTGCTTTTAACCGCTTTGCTACTAAAAGAAATAT